ACCTAATTCAATATCTTTTAATAAGTCTTGTAGTTTCATTATCTAAACCCATACTTTTTTAATTCAGGATGTTTACTAACATAACCTGTATGTGGTAATAACACTATTTGTTGAATATCAGTCGGTTTAACATTTATAAATTTTTTACCATCTAAATCTGTAATCTGAATACTACTAGCACTACCTCGTTGATAAACATAATGTTTCTTCTTATCTTTTTTCAATACAACTAAAACATCCTTACCTTTATCAGTAGCTTTATTAAATTTTTTCCACGGCTTTTCTTGTTTGTAAAGGTCTCGATTAGCAATTGTTTGGTCGATTAATTCCATTAATTTTATCATTTCACCACCGCCTGTAAAGTTGCAACTAATTGTGCTGGGTTTTTTTCACCTAAGTCTGATAGTATTTTTTTCATTTTAGGATTAATTTTTTTAAATACTTGTGTTAATAGATTAGCAGTTTGCATATCTAATTTAACCATTCCTTCTTTAATTTTTTTCTTTTTAATCAAATGAGGGCCTGCAGGTTCTTCACCTAATTCACCATTCTCACCATATCCACAAGTTCCTTCACCCAATATATCTTTAGCCTTATCTGATAAATATTTTATATCTGCACTTGCTATTTGCTTTAAAACTTTCTTATCTGTCTTTTTCAATAATGTCACAATCTGTTGAACAAGTGGATTGTTATCAGGTAAAGTTCCTTTCATATCTTTAAATGCTCTTTTTAATTGTTTAATATGTGATGAACTAAATGGTATTCTTACTTCATTCATTTTAGCTAATTCTTCACGAACCATTTTCTTAATCAAGTTTTTAACTCTTTGTTCTCGTTTCACTTTTTCTGGTTTCCCTTTGTGTTTCGTTGAAGCAAAATCATCAACGTCATCCTTATCCATTGTTTTAGCAATCTTACCAGCTCTTCCTTTTTTAGGAATATCTCTCATAATTTTTTTAATCTCTACACCGAACTTAATTACATTGTTTTTGTAACTATCTAATAAATCATCAGCTGCATCAGTTAGTCCTTTTTTTCTTAATAAATCAACAAACTTTAAAGTTTCTCTTCCAACTTTATCTCTTTGTTTGTCAATTGATTTTACGAATTTTTTATATTGGGGAGCTGCACCTACTTCTTTCAATGTATCTTTGTATCCAAATTCTTCTTTTATAGATTCCATTACTTTATTAACTTTAGGTTTTGATTTTTTCTTTTTATCACTATATCCCATTAAAGATTTATAATCCATTTTATTCCCCTCTGAATATATCGTTAATTATGTTTTCAACTTTACAATCGTGACAACAAACTCCATCATGTCTTGTACCAACACCTTCATTCAGTTTACCTTCATTTGTTGGTGATAAGAAAGCTCCGTGTGTCGATGGGTTTGATACAAAATCAAATGCAATAAGTTCAAAATCAGGTTGAACCTCTACCGTATCATCTTCATTAATATCTTTAACTGAACCTAATCCCCTCGAAGATATACCAAGTTTAATACCTGATTTAAATAATTCTTTTAATATGTTTCCTGCAGGTGTTCCTAATACTTCAACCGTTCCAACTAAATCATCACCTTTCCAATGCATTTCCAATACGTTATGTGATACATTGTTTAAATTTACAACTGATGAATCTGGATGGTCGAGTTCACCTAATGCTCTTCGTTCGGAAATTTGAACTTCTTGATATTTTTTAGCTTCTCTCATCAAAGTTTCTTTTGGATAAACTCTTCCGTTTTGATTCTTTGCTTCTGCTCTTTGTAACACACCCTTAACAACCAGTCTACCATCATTGTTCTTTATAGATTCATTGATTTGTTGAGGAGAAACCTCAAATGGTATGTAATCTACTATCACTTGTTTTGACATTATTGTCTCCTTAGTTAAAATCTTTTTGGTGGACCTGATAATCCACTTTTGTAAATATATAAAATTTTCCCATCATCACTACTACTACCACTTACAGCTATAGGGTTCATTAAAACTTCTGAACCTGATTGTGGTTTACCAAAATTAGTATAACTAGATGACATAAAACTTCTTTTTCTTTCTACTAAACTTCCTGTGAAACCAATACCACCTGCCATATTTTCTAATGTTACATTTGATGTTACACTCATACTAACATCATTTTTAATACTATCAATAATTTTTACTTGACTTACACTTGCACTCGTTATCTGTATTTTATCACCACTTACTAATTCTGTTGTAAAAGCTGTTCCACTACCTGAAATTTGTTTTGAATTTTTTGAACAAGTTATTTGTCCTGTCCCACTTAAATTCAAGTCCAATTCAGCAAATGAAGCAGAACTACCATAAAAAAATCCCACATTACTATCTAAATCACCAAAGTAAACTGAATTTGGTGTTTTAGTAAAAGTATAAAAGCTTACAGAATTAACTCTATCATAAGCATTTTTTGGTAACTCACCTGATTTTTGTTTTTTACCATCTGCAATATACTTAGACAATTAAGCACCTCCACCACTAAGTCCACTTTTGTAAATTAAAACAACTTTTCCAATATCTGCAGCACTACCACTTATTGCACTTGGAGATATATTGATAGTTGTGCCAGCGGTTGGTTTTCCAAAATTAGTATAATTACTTGCAGCTGCTTTATTCTCACCACCTGTTGCTCCATCGGCACCACCTAAAGCAGCAAAAGAAGCAGAACTACCAAAAAACATACCAATATTTGTTCCTGGTGTTTCAGTAAAAGTCACCGCATTTGGTGTTTTTATAAATGTACAGCTAATAGCTACTCTAGCACTATCATATGCATTATCTGGTAATGAACCTGCAACTTGTTTTGTTCCATCTGCTACATACTTTGGCATTTATTATCTCCTATTTCCAAGCATTTCGTTTCAACCATATATCTCTTATTATATCGCCAACGACATTTCTTATTAATTTATTAATTTGCTTTAAATCTTTATCATCAAGAGCTTCTGTTACTGCTGTATAACCAGTGCTCTTTTTTATCCTTTTCAATCTTTTCTTTTTATCTTTTTCTGATTTATCAGAGAAAGCGAAAGGTGTCATATATCCTGGTACAGCTGCAGTGGTTGTTATTTCCTCTATGGATTCTTCATCCAAGAGTTCCATAGTTAGTTTTTTAACTAACTCTTTAAATAACTTTTTTGTTTTTATTTCCACTTTTTTTTACTTCCTTTACAAGTTCTAAATATCTCATTGTTTGAATTACATACTCATCTTTAACAATATCTGATTTATCGTTCAATCCACAGAATTTATTAATTGATTTAATAGCTTCATTCATTTTAATTTTTACAACTTTATCTTGTAAGTTTTTAGAGTGTTTTTTTAAATCTTGTTTTAATCCCATAACAATTTCTTTTAAAGTATCTTTTAATGAATTTGTATTAGATATATTGTTAATATACTCTCTTAATAGATTTTTTTGAGCTCCACTTAATTTTGTGTATTTTTGATTAAATTTCTCTAAAAGAGTTTTGTAAGTTAATATTCTCAAATCCTCATCATCAGGTAATGTCTTTACAGTTTCTGATAATTTAATACTTTTATCATTCGTTGTAACATGTTCAACTATGTTGAAAAAGGACTCAGTTTTTTGGTCTGGTGATAGGGATTTATTATATTCGAATATTGTAAAGATAGATGCGTAAGTTTTATAGTGTGGAACTTTTGAAGACATAAATTTTTGAAGATTATAATTAGATTGAATCTCTTTTATTAAATTATACCTTTCTCTTCTTAGTGCAGAATTATTTAAATTCGCTCTTGCTTTCATAACCTCATTAATGAAATAATCAGCTTTTGCATCTGACTTAAATTTCTTTGTAATTAAAATATTGTACAAAGCGAGTTCTTTACCTAACTCTGTATTTTCATTAAATTTTTCTTTAACGATTCTTACCGCATGTCCATTGTTTTTATTCAATACATCGCATGTAATTTGCCTTAGCAAAAATTCAAACAATAAACCTGTGTTGCGGATTTTATTGTGTTTAACTTTACGCATCTTTGAGTCTCCATTTCTTTTGGATACTATATATGTAATTATTCATATATAAATATAATGTTTTTACTAAATACATTGATTTTATTCCTCTTCATCTAAAATAATTTCTTCATTTAATATAGATTTATCTAAATTTTTACCAAACTTATTTTGTAATTGATTTAACAAACCCTCTCTTGCAACAATCGTTCCACCTTTACCCATAGCCAATGGTGATTTGCCTTTGAACTCTCGCTTTCCATATCGTTCTCTTTCGTACTTTGTCACATCTTTTATGTCTTTAGCATTGTATTCATTACCATATTCTTTCTTACCAGTTCCACTTCTTCTATCACCACCATGTTGTCCAACTTGTTCTTCAAACTCGTCTTCACCACTTGGTTCTTCACCACCACCTTCGGCTGGATCTGTTCCCTCAGTTTCAATTTGTTCCATTCTAAAAGCTTGTTTTCTATCTTCAATCACACCATTGAATACATCGACTTTTTCTTGGTCATTTAATTCAAAAATATTATCATATATCCATTGTCTTGAAAATAATTTATTTTCAATCAAGTCATTAGCAATTTCTTTTTTCTGTGTTAGTAATTCTAATTTTTCTTGTTGATGTATCATTGATGGATTGGTTAATTCTAATTCAAAATTAATCAATTCCGCATCATCAAATCCTTGTGTGTATAAATGAACAATAGCAATCTTCTCTAATTCAGCTACAATGATTTTTTGTAGTCTTTCAATTGTTCTCGCAAATCTTACGTCTTCTGCAGCCAATGTAGCCTTTGAACCTACATTCTCATCATATCCTAAAAATGCTTTTGGTATTTTTAGTGCTGCCATCATTTTGTTTCTCAAGTATTCAACATCATCAATAGCACCTTCATTTGATAAAGCTGGTAGAGTATCGATATTCGTTCCACTATCTCCACCACGAACAGGTAAGAAATAGTCCTCTGTAATTGATTCCATATTGTATTTTAAATTATATTCACCATTAGCATTCATTACGGGTGTTTTTTTCATTTTACCAATAATTTGTTGCATAAAGTTATCCACTTCATTTGGTGGTATGTTTCCAATATCTACTTTAAATACTCTTTTTTCTGGTGCTCTCATCATTCTATGAATCAACATAGCGTCTTCCATAAGAGTTAATTGTTTAAATACTCTTCTCGCACCCTCTAACATTGATTTACCATAAGGTAGATAATTTGTATCTGCCATATTTCTAAAGTGAGCTATTTCGTAATTTTCATGAACATCATTTGGTTTTGAACTTCTTCTTGTTTCTGAATATTGTTGAACTTCAAATTGAACCAATTTTGGATTACTTGGGTCATGTCCTTCTAATCTATTCACTTCATATACTGAAAGAGGTTTTACATTTACAACTCCATGTTTATCCAATATATCTAAATGTAAATAAAAGTCTCCATATTTAGTCATATTTCTAATATAACTCCATAGATTAAATTCAATATTCATTATATCATAAAACAGATTGTGTAAAATTTTATGGACTTTGGGATTATCGGTTTTGATTTTTAATATTCTATTTTCAATATTATCAACCGTAGATTCATCACAATAAATATCTAATGCTGATGAGATGATTGGGTCAGCATCCATCAACTCGTAGTCTCTAAATAATTCTTTTCTCGCCACATCATATGCATTTGCATTTTGTTTAGCTTGATATGATGAACCACCATATCCACTTGAATTAATTCTATTGTATCTATCAATAAAATTTGATGTTAGTGCAGTTTGAGAGAACTCGACATCTTTAACTTTTACTTGTCCATCATCTGTTTTTCTAACTACTATTTGATTTTGGAATAATTTTCCTAATCTCGTTAATATGTTTTCATCTGCCATTTTTTACCTCTTATTTAATTAACCAAGTTAAATCTTCTTTTTCATCACCGAAGTCCATTTCATATGGATTCTTCCGTGGTTGTCCTACAGAACCTACTCCAAAACCTGCAGCGTGTTCAGATTTGTTTCCATTTGACTTCAACATTGAGTTCATTGTTGCCCATTGTTGGTCATTTTTATCTTTCTGTAATCTTAACGCTGTATCTCTAACCCAAAG